TCAGCGCGCGGCGGCCAGTTCGAATTCGAGATCGGCGATACGCTTGGCCAGCGCGGCCTTGACCGAAGCGGCGGCCCAGGGCTTGAACGCGGCCTGCTCTTCTTTCAAACGTTGCAACAGGCGCAACTTTTCGTCCTTCGACCGCTTGATCGGCTGCCGGTCCGAATGTTGGCCCTCGTGGGTGCGCCAACCGCTCATGCTCTATACCTTTCGTCGGTATCGTGGGGCGGCGGACTATGCCCGGCCCCGATCCGCCGCGCAAGCGCCAAACCATGACAGCGAGAGGTCGTGCCCGGTCCGATCGGGGCTTCCGTCTTCCCTCGCGATAATGTTATAAACCCCGCGCTCTCGATGCGCTCGCGTCCCGGTAGCTCAGCAGGATAGAGCAACGGTTTCCTAAACCGTAGGTCAGGGGTTCGAATCCCTTCCGGGACGCCAATTCTTTCAATAGATTGCGGCGCTTTCTGCGAGCCGAGAATTGCGATCAGGAAGCACATCGTAAGCACGATGTGGCCGTATTCTGAGTGCTCTCACCGATCCCGCGACTGATGCCAGACACTGTAGCGCGGCGGCTGATTTTGGACAAAGCGGCATTTGATTTTGGACGGCCTGAAAGGCTTCACGATGAGGCATCGGGGTCAGGGAGTGCCCCACCGTCTTGGGGCTTGGGATAGGCCTGGGGGCGCATCCGCAAATCCCGCCGGAAAGCAGGCCGCACGAAAATCAGATAGCGGAACTGGCGCAGGCGGTGAGCGGTGGCCCGGCTCAGGTTGGCGCGCAGAACCACTCCTCTTTGACCGGCCTTCTTGTGCGCGGTCAGTAGCATGTCGTGGTAATACTCCCCGTCGAGTTCGTAGAACGTGGTGTAGTGGCTGCCGAGGAACAGGAAGTTGCTCGCCTGATAGACCACGCCCAGCCGACCGCACCTTTCATCGGCGAACGACTGGATCCATTTGACCTTCGGGCAAGCCCGTTTGATGTATTTGATGGCATAGCTAATCGCGCGACTCTCGCTGTTGCGCGGCGCCCTGTCGTCGAGCCACATCCGGTTGAGTTCGAGATATTCATCGACTTCGGTGTTTGCGACGATTTTACCCACGGCGCGCGGGCAGAGCGCATAGCCGAATTGCAGGACACCGAGCAGTTCGCCTGCAATGAACACCCCGAGGTGCACATAGGAATTGACTACCACCCGGCGGGAATAATGGTGGGTGCGGATGATCTCAACTGCCTGGGCACGCGGGATCGCCGCGACGTAGAAATCCCGCGTGCCGAATCCGGCGATGCCGAGCGAGCCGAAGATGTAGCCTAGCTCAGAGGTTGGCTGGCGGATGATCCCGGGAAGGGGCGGATGATGAGGGGGACGAATTGCCATAAATGCCTCCAGGCGTTGGCGCTCTCTGGCGCTCGGGCGGGAGGCTCGCGGCCTTCTGGATGTGATTGATTGCCCCGCAGCGGGGGCACTTGATTTGAATGTCGAGCGGGGCGTTTGCCTTGAGCAGCAGACGGCCACAGCCGCAACGGATGGACTCCATGAGCATTGATCACTACAAGTTCCTCGCCCGGTCGACGGGTGCGGGGATGACCCGGCCTCGGCCGGGGTTGGGTCGTGCGAGAGCCTTTCTCGCGGCTCGGGACGCTGCTACGTCCCTCCCCCCGCCGGCCGAAGCCGACACGGGTATCGGTATGAGCGGGCATGGCGGTCATTCCGCCGCCGCTCCCTTCGGGGTCTCGCCCTCGACGTTGGAGGTCAGGCCGCCGGATTTATCCAGCTTGTGAACGGCGCGGGTGATGACCCAGGTGCCGCTGGCGATGTCGCCCAAACCCCACACCTCCATCTTGCCTTCGGCGCCCAGGCTGGGGCGGCCGGGAACCACAACGCCGGAGAAGGTTCCGACGCCCCGCGCCAGGGCGTCCATCTTGGCGCTGGCGGCGCGCTGCGCCTGATCGGCATCGGGATATTTCTGGCCGATGGTGTGAGTGGGGCCTTCGCCGTTGCCGACCTTGAGGGATTCGGGCTGGCCGGTGGCCGGGTTGTGCCATTGGGCCACCACCGAGCCGTACTTGCCGCGATCGGCCTGGGTGGCGTTGTAGCTACGGAAGTCGGTCGGCCCCAGCGACACGGTGGGCATCGCCCGGCCGGTGGCGCTCTTGGCCTCGCCACGCGGGACGAACAGCAGACGACCGGCCATGGGCTTGGCCACCGCGTCGTAGGTCTTGGCGATCCGGGTCAAAAGGGCCATGTCGCTTTCATTGGTCTGGGCCAAATTGGGAATGGCCACGCTGGCCAGGGCGGGCGCCACCACCGGGATCAGTTCGTGTTCCCCGGCGACGGTCTTGACCAGATCGCCGATGGTGACACCGTCCCAGCCTCGCGTCTTTTGCGCCTTCATCTCCTTGCGCATGTCGGCCGCCTTGCCGTTGATGGTGAGGGCATGGGGCGGGCCGCTGGCCGCGAGTTCATCCACCACGAATTGGCCCATATGCACCATCCCGGCCTCTTCGTACCCCATCCAGCATTCCAGCTTCGCGCCTTTTCGCGGGGCGACGATGGCGAGGTCGCGGTTGTCCAATTCGATGGCAATGGTGTCGCTGGCGATCCCCGCCTCGTCGGTGGTGGTCAGCGACAGCAGGCGCTTGGCACAGGCCGCCGTGATGTCGGAACCGTCGGCGGTAACCTTCCAGATCGGCTTCATCGCGTTAGTCCCACAGTTTGACGGTGGCGGTGCCCGAGGCGGTGGCCACCGGCGTTTCCAGGTCGGGCAGATCGATCTCGATTCCGGCGGGCAGGATCAGTCCGTGGTCGGCCAAGCGGGGATTGGCCTCGAACACCGCCTCGGCGGCATTCTCGCGGCCGTAATAGCGCCAGCAGATGGCGTCCACCTGATCGCCCTGTTTGGTCCGGTACTTCATGCCGTGATTTCCTCGTCCGGGCCGTACTCTTCCAGCGACAGGTCGAAATCCATCTTGAGCGGTACGCCGTTGGGCAGGAAGTTGGTCTGGCGCTCGGTCACCTTGACGATGCACCACTTGCCCCAGACCTTGCCGGTGCCGTCCACCAGGATCAGCGGTTTGCCGGTGTCGGCTTGGCGGCGCATCGCATTGATCTGGCCGAGGCCGCCCCAGTAATGGGGATAGATCGTCCCGGCCAGCGTGATGCTGTCGCCGTCGGGGCCAGTGAACTGGCGGGCAGGCTTGCGGCCCATCCGCTCTTGCTTGGCCCAGCGCCACTCGCTGGTCCGGGACAGATCCTTGTAGGCGGCGGTGGACAGGGAAAAGCGGTACTCCCCCAGCGCCATCATGATCCCAGCCATAATCCCTCTCAGTCCGCCAGCGCGGCGCGTTGACGTTGCATGATCATCTGGGCCACCTGATCGGCCACCGCCCGAACATCCATGCCGGGGGCGGCATGGACGACGATCGCCCCCGGGGCGAAGGTGATCGAGACGGGATTCGGCGCGGCGTCAGGTTTATCGGCGGCGTCCGATTTGTGGATCGGGGGCTCGACCGTCGGCGGTGGTTTATGGGGCTCACTGCCTGCGGGCTTGTCCTTGGCCAGCCAACCGCCCAGCGCCCCGCCGCCGAACGAGCCCAGCGCGCCACCGATGATGGCACCCAGCGCGGTCCCGATCACCGGCACGATCGATCCAATGGCGGCCCCGGCGGCGGCCCCGGCCAAACCTCCGCCAAGGTTCCCGGCTGACGCGCCCTTCTCCTCTTTCGACAAGGTCGGGTCCATCAGATCCTTGGCGGCCAGACCGGCGCTGAGCACCAGCCCGGCTCCACCCAGGGCCTTACCACCGAATCGGAGGGCGCGGCCCAGCTTGCCGCCGCCACCACCCAACCCGTCGAGCCCACCGACGCCCCCCTGCGAGCGGCTCAACCGGCCCGAGGCGGTTGCGGCCTGGTTGGCGGCGGCGGTGTATTGGCGCAGCCGGGCGGTGGCCGTCCCCAGGCGGCCGCCCATGCCGGTGGTGCTGGCGCCCAGGCGACCGACTCCGGCGGCGGCTTGACCGGACGCACGGCTCATGCCCAGTGATTCGCGCACCACCGCGCCAAGGCCGCCACGGTAATAGGTCATGGCGTAGCGAGCGAGAGTTGCTCCGACCTTGTAGAGCGCGAACGCTCCCGCTACCCCGATCAGGGCAGCAGTGGCCTGGGGTGCCGCATCCGCCACACCGGAAAGAACATCAACGCCATCGGCGACCTTATCGATGATGGGGGTAATGATCGGCAAAACCGCCTTGCCGATGCTCCCCATCAGCTTGTCGGTGGCCAGCCCCATTTTCTTGCTGGCCTCGTTGTAGGTGCCGAGCATGTTGGCGAAATCCTGATCGACCACGCCGGTGGCCTCGGACGCCTTCTTCTTGATCTTGATATAGTCCTGGTAGCCCGCCAGCATCGGGGCCAGGAAATCCTGCACCTGTTTATCGCCGAAGATTTCACCCAGCTTAAACCGCTCGGAAATTTTGTCGGCCGCGCCCTCGACCAGCTTGCCGTTGGAATCGAAGGCGTCGGCCATCACCTTGTCCAGATCGGCACCGGTCGCGGCGGCGATCTGCTGCATCGCCACCTCAATCGGGTTCTGACCAGCCGCCACGCCATCGGCCAGTTCCTGGGCGATGTCGATGCCGAGCTTCTCGAAATTCTTCTTCGCCTCGGGGCTGGCGATCTTCTGGAGGAAGTTGGCCAGATTGTTCGCCGCCGTCGAAGGATCGGACGTCCCCTTCATCGCCACCTGCAGGGCGGCGCCCAACGACGCCACGGCCTCGGTACCGGTCAGACCCAGGCTGGCGGCAGCGGCGGTCAGTTGCGGGAATTGCTGCGCCATGTCTTTGAGCTCGAACCCGCCCTCCTTACCCGCTTGGGCCATGATGTCGAGCGCTTTGCCCAGCTTATCGACCGGGACATGCAAATTGCTGATGACACTGTAGGACAGGCTGGACATGTCCTCCATGCTGGCGCCGGTGGCGGTAGCAGCCCGGCCGATGGCGGTGCTGGCCAACAGCGCTTCTTTCGCCCCCATGCCTTTGCCCACTAGCACCTCGACCCCACCGAGGATCGCCTGGTTGGACTGGTTCACATCGGTGGACATGGCGCGGATCTGTTTGCGCACTCCTTCCAGTTCGGCGGCAGTCATCCCGGCAGTGTTGCCGAACGAGCGTAGGTGGTGCTCGAAGTCGGCTTCCTGTCCGATCGGCTTTTTCATCGCCAGATAGGCGGCACCGACCTTCAGCGTCTGACGGCCCAGTTCGCCGCCCAGTTCCTTGCGCTTTTCCGCTCGTGCCATCGCGTCGCCCAATCGCCCGATGGATTGAGTGGTTTGATCGACCTTGGCCTTGGCATCCGCCATGTCGGCGGCCAGCTTGCGTTCGGCGTCGGCGAGCTTGCGGGTATCGATATTCGCCGCGTTCAGTTCGCCGCGCAGCGCGGCCAGACGCTGCTTCTTGGCTTCCTCGGCGGCGGCGGCGCGCACCACCTCGCGTCGAGCGGCCGCCAACGCCTTTTCCTGGGCCTTGGTCGGCTCCTCGCTTGCCGCGATCTCGCGGGCCAGCGCCCTGACCTTGTCCTGGGCGTCACGGTGGGCGCGGCCGGCCTCCAACACCTGAAGACCGAGTTGGCGATAGCTCTGGATCTGCTTTTCGGTTTTATCGAGCCGGGCGGTTTCCTTCAGTGCCTCAGCCTTTTGGCGTTCGGCGTCGGTGACGGCTTGGCCCAGACGCCCCACTTGCGCTATAGTTGCACCGACAGCCGTGCGCATGGTCGCGCCGACAGTGGCCCCGATCACCAGGGATAGAGCGAGGGATTTTTCCATGCGACCGGCCAAAATCTTTCAATGGGTATTCGTTGGCGGAACCGGTATTTGGGCGGCGATGCTGTCGGGAGGAACGGGGAATTGGTTCACCACGCTGTGGACCTGGGTCGTCAGTGCCATGGTGATTGTGGCCGCCCTTGGCATCGGGTTTTTCGCCGTCCTGTGGGTTCTGAAGATGCTGGGCGTGATCGGCAGCCTCCCCTGGACCCTGGACCGCAAGCTCAACGACCGTCCCTGAGTTCTGCGGCCACCTCCTCGGCCGCCGCGCACCACTCCATCAGATCCCGCAAATCCATCTCCAGCACGTCGCCCAGGGCTATTCCTTGGGCGGCGACGCGGAGGCACTGTTTTCGGAGGTCGAGGGGGCTGCGCCGACGGAAGTCTTCGCCGTCGGCTTCCGCCGAAAATTTCGGTAGGCCTCCTGGAGCTTGGGATAGTCGGTCTCCAGGTCCAACTCGCCGATCACGTCGAACGCCTGCCCGGTCAGGATGGCGAACAGGTGCATCTCGATCTCGTCGGGCATCGTCGCCCTTTTCTTGGCCTCAAGCTCGTCCTTGGCCTTGGGACGGCGCATGACCAAGGTGTCCACCTTGGGGTGGGGCACCAGCGTCACCGGATAGTCGAGGATGATTTTCTCCACGGCTTTTCTCCTTACATGCCGAGCGCGGTGCGGATCGACGCCAACTGATCGACGCCGTTGATGATCCGCTTCATGTTGACGGCATCGATCTCGACCACCACCACCGACCCGATGGTGATCTTGAGATACTTCAGCGGCACCGCGACCTTGGCGGCGGTCTGCGTGCCTTTCTTCCAAGAGCCCGCATCGATCTTCTGGAAAAGGCCACGCATCGAAACGACGATCGCCTCGGCGGAATTGGGGGCGTCTTCCTGGGCACCGCGCAGGGTCAGGCTGGCGTCGGGATTGCCGAACAGGCCCAGCACCACGCTGTTGTATTCGGCGAAGGTGACCTCGGCGTCCATCTTCTCCATGGTGCCGGTGTCGAGCGGCACCGGGGCGGCCAGCCCCCCGGCGTCGTAATCGTCGGTCTTAATGGCGAGCGTCGGCAGTTTCGCCTCGGGTACCTTGCCCGCGTAGCCGACGCCATCGATATAGGCGACGAAGTTTCTAAGGACCTTCGGGATCGTGGGGGACATCGAGGACATTCGGGGCTCCTGTTACTGGGCGGCCAGCAGGGTGGTGGCTTCGGTGATCAGCTCTTCGTAATAGTCGCTGGACCGATGCATGCGGAAACGAAGGTGCTCGATCGGCGCCGGGGCCTCGTTGTCGAAATCGACAGTGAACTCGCCCGCCATCAGCAGGTCCTTGGTGTTGAGGTCGGGATCGATCCAGACCTTGCCGCCGAGCAACCACCCGTCCGTTTTCTTCCCGGCCAGATAGAGATTGAGGCTGTCGCAGCAGTCGATGATGGCCTGGACGGAAAACGGGCGATCCATGATCCAGAGATAGCCCGCCTCGATGCTCTCGTTGATCACGTCGTGGACGCGGCGCACCGGCAGGAACGCCCAGAGGGGATCGTCGCTGCACGTCCGGTTGCCCCACAGGCGATAGCCGTTCTCGTACACGATGGTGGCCACGTCGTTGCTGTTGAGGTAATTGGCCACGCAATCGGGATCGTTGATGGCGAAGTCGATCGGGCGGCTGGTGCCGGTGATCCCGGTGATGACATGGTTCGACGGCGACCAGTGCGGCCCCTTGCCCTTGGTGTTATCGACCATCGCGATCAGACCGGCCACCCAGGCGCTGCCGGGATGGACCACGGTCATCGACAGCGTGGTGTCCCACACCGACACGAAGGGATCGACCAGATAGACGCGGGCAGTGCCCCAATCCTTACGGTCCTGTACCGCCGCTTCGTCGGTGGTGTTCGGCCCTTCCTTCACGATGGAAGCGCGCAGCCTGTTGGCGATGCCGACCATTTCCGCCGTCACGGGATTGGCGGTGGCGCCGGTGGTGGCGGTGGCCGAGGCACCAGCGCCGTCGCCGGTGATGGTGACGACGGGATTGGCGGTATAACCGACCCCGGCCCGGGTCAGGGTGATCGCGGTGATCTTGCCCTGTTCGATGACCGCATTGGCCGCCGCGCCGTGGCCACCGCCACCGCTGATCTCGACCGTGGCCTTGGTGTAGTTGGCCCCCTGAGCGGTGATCTCGATCGTCTTGACGCCCTGGGGCTTGATGCTGGTGAAGCCCGGCGCGATCAGGATTTTCGGCGCGACACCCAGGATGGACTTGGCGGCGCGGAAGGCGTGGACGCCGGTCATCAACGTGACATTGCCGATGATGTTGGACAGGGTCTCGGAGGCTGAGACGCCCTCGGGCACGCGGACCAGCACGATGGTGGCACCGGCCTGGGCGTAGATCGCGCTGACCGCGTCGAACAGCGTGCCCGCCTTTTTCAGCTTGGCCGCCTTGCGCGGGTTATTCGCGAGCAGAATGGGGGTGTGATAGGGGAAATCGACCTCGGACGCCTCGGGCGCGGTGCCGATAACGCCAATCACCGACGATTTAACGGTACGGATGGGACGAATGCCGTCGGTCACTTCGGCAACTTCGATCCCGTGCAGGAAACTACCAGCCATGAGACGGCTCCTTAGGCGGTGGTGGGGCAAAGACTAGCGGGCTCGACCGGCCAGACCGGTGCCGCCGGGTCGGTGGTGACCTCGGGCATGTCGCGCAGTGCTTGCGCGTAGGTCGCCCAGGCGGTGGCTTGGGCATCGGTCAGAGTGGTCGGCAGGCCGAAATCACGCTGATTCCTGTGGCGGTCCAGAATGGCGGTAGCCCCGAGCAAGCGGGTGTCGCGCTCGGCGCGCAAAGCGGCCCAGGCGGTTTCAAGCGCCTGGGCCTCGGCGGCGGCGATCTGCTCCGCCCCCATCGGGGTTACCGTGCGGCGGACAATGACGACATCGCCGTCGATGACCGGCGGCGCGGTGCCGCCGATCTCCAGCGGTCCCGGCTCGGCTCCGTCCAGCACGACGGCGCGGATGACGTAATCACCGGCGACGTGAGGCAAGACGGACAGCGGCCCCAGCACGGTGGTGCCATCGGGCAAGAGGATCGCCTTGGCGTGGCGCGTATAGGCGACAAAATCGCCGCCACGAGTAATAGCAAGCTCAAACATGGTGGGGTTACCTCGCGGTGGCAGGGGCGACGCAGACGCCGCCGATGGGACGACCGATCTGGAGGTGAACGTAGGTTTCGCCCGGCGCACCGATTTCGACGGCGGCGGTGTTTGGCCTGGCCCCGCCCACATCCAGGTCGGCGGTATAGGTGCTGTCCAACGGGCCGATATCGTTTAGGTCAAGGCAAGGTTTCGGGTTACCGCTGGCGGTGGCGTCCAGCCAGACCCGATGTTCGCCCGTGCCCGTGATGCGCTTTTGATAGAACAGCAGCGGGGCAACATCTGCGGCGGCGAAGGGATAGCTGGCGGCACCGCGATATGTGCCCAGCGCGATGAAACCCGCCCGCTCGGCAAGCACCACCACGCGATAGGTTCCGCTGGGCATCCCCGCGCCGATCTGAAAGGCGTTGGCGCCGAAGCCGGTCAGGTCGGCATTGGCGGTGGCGGTCGTCTTGATGTTGAAGGTCAGCAGGGAACCGGCGGGCAGGTCCGGGTGCCACTCCAGCCAATCGCCCGCCGCGTCCACCCGCTTCGCCAGCACCATGGACCGTAGGGTGGCAAGGCCATGGTTGACCGTGGTGGCCGTGCCCGTGGTGTGGAGGACCTCGGCGCTGTAAACGCCGTACTTTTTACCGATGCGCAGTCGCAGGCCGACATAGGCGGCACTCGCCGTCAAAGCCGCTGCCGCGCCCTTGCTGACAGAACTGTCAGACGCCACCGACTTCGTGAGGTCGTCGGCGAAGCGCCATCGCCAGCTTTCGTTGCCGTCGAGCCGCTTGATGATCTCCAGCCAGCCGTCGGTGTTCCAGTGAGCGCACGTGGCGTCGAGCACCTGGACGATATTGGCCCCGGTGGCGCTGGCCTGGGCCAGTCCCTCGGCCGGGTCTTTGATGTCCGGCTCGGGCAGATTAGCGGTGCAGAGGGGTTTGCACCCCGTAGTCGGCGCAAAGGAGGTGGAGAGGCGCACGCGTGCCGCCACGTCGCAGCTAACTGCGAACATAAGCTTGCCTCCAGAGGGGGCATCAAATCCGCCAGTCCCGGCGACCGGGTCGCCACCCCCGATCCATCCACTACTGAGGCGGCACACCCACACTTTCCGCGCCGCGCCATCGTAGACCACGCGCACGCGATCTCCGACGGTGTGTGCGCCCAAGCCGCTGAGGACGGCCACACCATCGCGCAACAAGTTGCCATGGTTATTAAGGCCCATTCCATTTCCGGCTGATCCGCCCATGCTGAGATTGCCGGACACATCCGCCGTGGCGGGTGCGATGCCTATGCAAGGCATTATGGCGTATGTCGATAATATCTCGACCTCCGCCTCCCATCGCCCGGTGTCGGGCAGCGAGATGGATGTCAGGACGATGGATTCGTAGCCGCCCGCACCAGCCTCGGTGTTGGCGCGAGCTAAGCCGTTGGTGCTGCGCAACACCAACGGACTGAAAGCCGGATAGACATTGGTCGGCGTGCTGGGCACCGTGTCCTTGCCCGCGCTGTCGAAGCCGGTGCCGGTGAAGTGGTTGCCCCGCCCGCTGATGTCCTTGCCGGGGTTCAGCGGATCGGAAAAGTCCAGGCGAAAGCCCTTCGCGCCGAAGGTCGCGGCATCGAACGAGGCGGCCTTGTGCACCCACACGCCATGGATATTGACCATGCCGAAGGCGGTCGGCGGGACATGGGCATCGCCCGCCAGAAAGATCACCTCGCACAGCAGCGCCTTGAGGCCGGACCCGATGACTTGCCCGAATGCCGCCACCCCCGCCGCAACCCTCTGCCCGTTGACGTAGACGCCGTCGGCGTTGGCGACGATGTGTAAAAAGGCCCCCGTATCGCGCCACCGGGCCGACGAGCCATTCAGGGCATCGGAGGCGTCGAACGCCAGCCCGGTCACGACGGTCCCGGCCCCAAGGGAGCAGCGCTGCACCCAGCATGAAAAGGTTCCGGCACCGAGCGGGGCGGCGGCGGTCAGAGTCTGCGCGCCGTCGAAGACCTGTGATGCGGCCAGCGGCGTGGGGGCAATGTAGCAGGCCGGGGCCACGGCTGGTTGAGTCAGGAAGGGCAACATGGATCACGCCCCCCGCTGGCTGATGACGACATCGAGCGCGGTGCCCGTGCCGTCGCTGGTGATCCACAGCAGATTGACCGCGTTGGCTGCGGTGGACCACGACCCGGCCGCCAGCTTGTAGCCGCTGGCGAGCGTCAGGGTGCGGCCGCCGGTGGCGTCCTGGGCGATCACCACCAGCATCATGCCCGCCCGCCCCGCCAGCGCCGCCGGAAACGCCAAGGTCAAACTGGTGGTGGCCGTCAGGGTGAACACATTGCCCGCCGCCAGATCGGGCGTGGCCGTACCGCCAGTGATGGCCAGCGGGACCGGCTTGGTCCAATAGCCCGCCTCGACAATGCTGGACACATCCTTGCGCAGGAAGGTGGCCCCGCCCATCCCGGCCGCGATCAGCGCGATCAGCGCGTGGGTCAATTGCTCCGCGTCCAGGTCATCCCAATCCTGGCCGCTGGTCTCCACCGTGTGGCGCACTTTGGCCTTGAGGCGGGCCTGATCCAGCGACCATGCATTGAGAGCGGCGGAACCGTTGTAGTCGATGGTGATGGCGTTGGGCGGCAGGTCGGTCCACGCCAGGACGAAGCGGAAAATCCACGGCGTGACCGCGCCTCGCCATCCCAGGTTGGTGGAGGCCGACGACCACACCGCCAGCAGCACACCGGCATCGGTGATGAAACCCACTTCCTTGACCCAGAATTCCGGCTCATCGGCCGGGACTTCGGCCAGCATCGTGACGCTGGTCGGGCTGTCATCGCCACCGGCGGTCACCGCGACGCGGACGCGCTCGTTGCCCAGCGCCACCATGGCCCGCGCGGCAACCGTCGGCAGGCCGTCACCGTCGCGCACCGCCACTCCTGAATCACCCAGGGCGATGTGAGTAACCTTGACCGCCATGCCCTGCTGGTGGGCGGCCTGGATCGCCGTCAACCCGGCGGAGGTGAAGACAGGCAGTAGGTCCAGCTCGCTCATTGGGCGGTCATCCTTGCGTCAAACAGGTGGACGGCATCCGCGCCGTTGGCGGCAGCGGTGCCCAGGCGCAATCCCATGGGAGCAGTGGCGCGGATCGCGACCAGACGACAAGCGTCGGCTCCGGCGGCTTGGCCGATGCTCAGGGGCAAACCCTGCGGGCAGGTGGCGCGGGCGGAAACCGATTGCAGCGCAGCAGCCATGGCAGCTAGGCACAAGGTGGTGCCAAGGCGGGCACCGACGCGGATGGCGGCGTCGGTGCGCAGCGCCTTGGTCGCGTCCACCATCTCGACCAGGTCGAGTTGACCATCGGCATCGAGGACGATGTTGGTCTCACTGGCGGGCTTGGCCCAGGCGGTTACCGTCATGGTGTAGGGCTGGCCCTTGGGCTCGGTCTCAAACCAGCGCACGATGCTTGCCTCAATGCCGAGGCTGGCGATCCCCGATTTAATGGCCGGTAAAGTGCCTTTGATGCGGTGCACGGAGTAGGCCGCGTCGATCACCTGGCGCTTGACCGTCTCGGGCCAGTCGGCGCGCCAGTAATCGACGCTGTACTGCCACGCAAGCCAGGGCAGGAACTGCACCGGGCACTTCCACGGATCCCACAGCGTGTCGATCGGATTGGGAATCTCCGTGATCAGCGCCAACGCATGCTCCAGCGCGGTCTCGAAGGGGGTGGCGTTGGACGGCAGCAAGGTCATGCCGACGCCCCCCGCACGCGGATGTTGATGCCGTCGCAGTAATAGGCGGTGCGTGACTGGGCGGCCAAGGTAGCGGCCGGTTCCATGATGTGGACTTCGCGCACGGCGGCGACGTGCATCGCGCCGTCCAGGCCCGAATGGGCCACTGGCTCCATCAGCTTGTGCTGTTTGGCGGCATAGGCGGCGGCATTGGTCTTGGCCGCAGACAAAGCCGCCTCGGCATCGGGCAGGCTGTAGAGGTCCAGGTCGGCCGTGATCCGGTAATGCACCACGGTGGCACCGGCCACGGTTACATCGTCGCTGTCCGGACGCAGTTCCTGCATCTGATCGGCGGGCGCGATCTTGTCGCGCACCGCCTGTAGCACCGCCTCGCTGGGGGTGCCGTCGCCGTCGCGGCCGAGGATGGTCACCAGGATGTGGCCGGGCGAGGTGCGCTCGGCCCATGCGTCCTTGACCTTGGGATGGGCGGACAAAGCGTGGAAGATATAGGCGCCCTTCGGACCGGCGACGCTCAGCGCCTCGTAAGCCAGATGGGCTCGACGCCGCAGAGAACCGTCGTCTTCGTAGGTCGGATCGACCGGCGGCACGGCGGATGGATCGCCGGGATCGATGATTTGACGCTTTACCTTGAAGTGGGCGGCGGCGATGTCGAGATCGTTGTTCTCGGCCTTGGCCAACATCACGGCGCGTGCAGCGTCGTTCTTCTTCTGGCGCTCCTGCACCACCATCTCGGCACCGACTTCCAGGACGATTTTCGCGGGATCGCTTTCCAACAAAACGGTGGCGGACGGATCGAGGCCGCGCTCCAGCGCCTTCTGCTGGTAACGAGTGACCATGGTGGCCAGGATCACCTCGTAATCGAGGGTCTCGACCACGTCGGGCGCGGGCAGGCTGGCAAAGTCGATGTCGTCGAACCGGCTCATTCGATCACGATCCCATCCAGCGAGACACGGCGGCCCTCGGGCAGATAGATGCCGTCCAGATCCAGCACGCAGCGGCCGGGAGTGGACTGGTCAACGATGACGCGTTCCAGACGATAGCGCGGCTCCCACTCGTCCAGCGCGGCGGCGGTGTCGGCGATGATGTCGATGGCCAGCGCCGGGCCAGCCGGATTGTCGATGCGGTCGGGCAGGCGCGAACCGAAGGCGCGGCGACGATCACGCGTGCCGATCCGCGTGGTCAGGATCTTGCTGATCGACTGGCGCAGATGGCTGACGCCGCCCAGTCGCTTGCCCGTGGCCGCATCCATGCCCTGCATGGGATCAGCCCTCGGCGCCGACGGCAGCGGCCTTGCGCGGCGGCTTGGCGGGCGCGACGTCCGCTTCGGTCTTTTCAGCCAGCACTCCGGCCTGCACCAGATATTTGGCGGCCGAGGGCGGCAAATCGACGGTGTCGCCAGCCACCTTGGTCGGCCACTGGCGGGACTCGGTCAGCAGGGTGTAGGTCGTGGTGCTCATGCTTCTACCTCCGGGGAATGAAAGCCATGGTCGGGTTGGGCGGTGACGATGGCGCCAGACTCCCAGGTCTCGGTTTCGAACTGGGCGCCGCCCTTGTGGGTGATGCGGGTCGCCTTCCCGGCGTGATCGAGGTGGAAGAAGCCTCCGTCGCCGGTCTTAAGGATCAGGTTCTTGGCGCGGATCTCGACCGTGCCGTCGGCGTCCCAGCCGTCGAGCACCAGGCGCCCCGGCTCATGCACGATGCGCATGCCGTCGGCATAGACGACGACGTGGCGCGCGGGGTCGGTGTCGGGGGCCGGGAAGGCATCCGAGAACCCGGCCGGGAGCACCCAGCCCTGGTTGGGCTCGCCATCGGGCGCGAACAGCACCGCCTGCTCGCCGACGCTCGGGCACCACCATTCGCGGTCGTTTCCGGCGCGGGCGGTCAGCCAGCGGACCCATCCGGTGGTCAGATCGCCCGATTTGTGGCGGCACAGCTTGTTGTCCGGATCGACCGCCACGACTTGGCCCGGCCGCACGATGTTGGACAGGCGCCGTTCAAGGTCGGCAATCTGCTGTCGCATCTCTTCGAGGATCACGGCCAAGCTCATGGCGTATCCTCCCCACCGGCATAAAGCTCGGCCGACAACACCGGGCCGTTGGGATAGGCGTTGTCGCCCATGCGGACACGCTGGGTCCACACCACCGCCCACAGCGTAATGCCGGTGGTACCCAGCTTGCTGGAATAGAGGTTCTCGGCCGTTGCCGCGCTCTCGCCGACGGGGTGGACGTTGGCCTCGTCCCAGCGCTGGCCGGGCAAGCGCAGCAGCAGATCCTCGACCATGGCCAGGGCGGCGGTGTCGCGCGGCAGCCTGGGCTTGTCGGTGGTCAGGATATAGGCGGCGAAGGCTACGTCGCGGTCCACCTCGCCGTCGCCCACCGCCTCGGCTTTGGGCAGGCCTAAGCAGGCGACGCGGATTGCCGGGGTCTTGACCGCCATGCGCTTGATCTCGTCCTCGGTCATCCGTCCGGGGCCGGTGGCGCAGTCGGCCTTGGGGAACCACCGGCCAATCTGGTCGGTGATGGTCTGGCGCAGATTGATCAGCAGGGCCGCGCTCAATGGAGCACCCGCGTCACAAAGGCGTCGGCCACGTCGGCCACGTCGCCCCAGTTGTCGTCCGACATGCCGAGATACGGGCGTTCGGGAATCGGGATGCCGACTTCGTCGCCACCGAACTGGTGGATGGCTGCATAGACCAGATCGCTACCGACCAGGATGTCGCCACCGGCGACGACAAAATGGATGCTGTCGAGCAGGTCTCCTTCGTTCTCCAGCAGGCCATGGCCCTTGTGCCGACTGGAGGCCCAATTCGCCCCCCACTTTTCCCACGCCTTGCCGTCCGGGCTTTCCTTCTCTTCGTGGATGCGCCGCCGCGTCTGACTTTCGACCAGCGCGCCGATATTGTGGCGCAACGGGTCGAGTTGCATGGCCGGGAGCAATTCCAGCCGCTGCTGGAGTGCGGTCTGTCCGTCGAGGCGGATTTCAATCGCGGTGCTGGTCATCACCAGCCTCGCAAGGCGTTGGGGCCGTACATGCGCGGCGCTTCGTCCAGCATCACGCCGCTGTCGGGGATGGCGGGGGCTGAGGTGGTCGAGAGGATGTCCAGGTCGGCTTGACCGCTGGAGATGCGCTTGAGCAGCCCCAGGGCGTCTTCATAGCGGACCCGCCGTTCGTCGGTCAGCCCGGACCCCTCGCCCGACATCTTGTAAAGGGCGATGTCCACGCAGACATCGCGCACGAGGTCGGGCACCACCGGCCAGGGGGCGGGATAGCGGCCGAGCACATGGGCGTCGATGATGGCCGACGCCGACGTCAGGGCACGCTCGACGACGTTGACGTCGATCTCGCCGTCACCGTCGCGGTCGGCGACGATGGTCAGCAGATCAAGCCCATAGGCATCGACGATGTCAGACTGGGAGGCGTAAACCATCGTTTTAACCCCTATTAAAATCGAGCTGATCGACCAGCTCGATCCAATCGGCACGGACGCCAGCCACCTCGCCGCCATAAATCAGGAAGACGACGCTGTAATGCGTCACTCCGTCAGCGATATAGCTGGAGGTGACCTCGCCAACCTCGCTGCCGACGATCGCGGCGATCGGCAGCGGGCAAGTCTGGGTAAACCGGGCCGCCATCACGCCCACCCCATGTTGACGATCACATCGGCGGCAGCCACAGCCGTGGCATCTGTATCGGCGATACCTCCGGTGAGGGCGTAAGCGATACCCGATGAGCAATACACACCAACCCCGGCGGCGACGATCGGCACGATCGTTTGGCCTGCCGGAATTAAGACCGTCATGATCGGCGTGTCGGTCCCGACCGTCGGCGCGGTCGCCTTGTTGTAGAGCTTGAAGTATTTGACACTGGCTGACGCGTTCGACAGCACGAGCGCATGAACCCGACCGGCCGACGTCTTGACGCTTGTCGCATTCGTGGTGGCAGCAGAGAGCAGACGGTGGTTGGTGGTGGAGTTGGGGCCGCTGCTGCCGTAAGGCGAAACCGGAGCCGAATTGACCAAACTGACCGGCAGCGCCTGCCCCGCCGCCGCCCCACCACGACTGGCGGTGATCTCGGTTGTCAGTTCCTGGTAATCCTGTACGCTGACCATCTTGACGGTCATCGCGGTACTGCTGGCCGGTGCCACCGCGCTGTTTTTAACCCGCAACCGCAGGAAATAGACCAGATTAGGGTCCGGACTATTGATCTGACGGACGCCGCTATACCCGCGCGCCGCGCCGGTATCGGCGGCGCGCTGATGGAACCAGGACTCATCGACGAAAGTCTCGATCTCGTAGAGCGCCTGGGCCGCCGTGGTCGCAATCGTCTGGCTGGTTGAGGTGTCAATCGGATTGCCTTGAACCCGGGCCGACAGCAGGGCCGTAGTCGCCGAGATCCCGGAAAAATTCCACGCGGCGAAATCGGTGATCAAGGCCGGTGCGGGGACAGAATATTTCCCGTCACCGTTGTCGGCGGCGGCCACCAGTTCGAGGTACCAATCTTGATTGGCGATCCGCGACGACAACGCCATGGCGACGATGGCACGGGCGGGGACCGAGACCGGGAACTGATAGGTCAAGTAGGTCTCGGCCCCTGCCGTGGTCCCGGCATTAATGGTCAGAGCCCCGGACGCCACGCCGATTGAGGCACCGGCCCCCAGTACGACGCTCCAGTCGGATGAGAGAGTCCCGCCCGGAAAATTGTCGCGCCGCTTGGCCTGCATCGAGCGGACGTTCAGGCTGTCGGTCCGTGCGTCGTAACTCTCGACCGGCAAGGGATTGCTGCGGCCGATCGGGCGTTGCTGGTCGTCAAGGATCTGTTGCGCCATCGATAATGCCCTTTAATCCCTTGCCCCGGATGGACGGGAGGCCGGGCCATCCCATCCGGGGACTTGCAATTGCCTCGGAGGCACCGGCCCAGGCCCGGTTGCCACGTCGTCGGCGCTGTGGGGGGCACTGCGGGCAAGTGACCCAGGCCCCTCTGGTATTACGTGTCCATCGGTTCCTTGGTGGGCTTGCTGCCTTTGCCGGGCTTGCTGGGGGACGCGACCAGCGTGGCCTCTCCGGCGCCGTCAACATCAACCAGATCGACCACCAGCATCGGCTCGGCACCGAGGCGGGCCACCTCTTCGGCGGAAAACTCGTCGGCGTCGTACAGGGTCGGCGTTTCGGGGTGGGCGATGCCGCAACGGCGGAACCCGTCGCGCTTGGCGATGATGCGGATTTTATAGGCCATGGAATTCAGACTCCGTTACGCGGTCGGCAGGCGCTGTTCGACGAGGATTTCGACCAAGCCCCGATTGGTATTGGTGGCCCCATCGGTCAACCGCTCGGCGGAGATCACCTCGTTGGCGGCGCCGCGCAGATTGGTCGGCACGATCAGCAGGTTGGGCCTGGTGTCGATCGGGCGATCGTAATCGCCGGTGATCGCGCACATGGCGTCATAGGCCGCGTTGAAGTTGGCCGTGGTGAGCGGCTGTCGCGACACGTAAATCAATTGCCAGAAGCCGAAGGCGGCATTGCAGCGCAACCGCGTGCCATAGAGGAATTCGTCGGCCATGAAGGCGCGCTCACCATCGACCTTGTCCTGGCGGACGAACTCGACCTCGGTGCGCCGCTGGAAAATGAAGGGTCGGCGGATGCCGGTGGTCTTGGCCAGATACCACGCCGGACCGGTGCCGCCGCCGTGGTTGGAAACCGACTTGACCGAGCCGTCCTTGCCCAGCACCGGATGGTCGGTGTCGAAGAAGTACTGGCCGTCCCAGGTGACCGTGACGAAGCCTTGGGGAAGCAACGCCCAGACCAGCTCGTCGGGCAACTGCGCCGCCGACTCGCCCAGCATCCGGAACGCCGGGCCATAGAGGCCGAGCTTGTCGTCCTCCAGATCCTCGCGCTTGACGCCGTAGGTCTCCTCGAACTTCTTGTTCTCGACCCGGAAGCCGTCGACTTCCAGGCGGTTGACGAACCGTTCAGCGATCCATTCGCGCATTCCCGGCAGGGTTTTGAGCCACGGATAGATCTCGGCCGACCCGAAGCTGGGGCACAGCATGGCGATCCTGGGCCAGGACACCGTGACCTGTTCGACACCCTGATTGAAAGACGTGTTGAATCCGATTCCGGCGGCACTCAACAACTGAGGGGTAATCACGCGCATCGACGGTGCTCCTTAAACGAATTCGATCCAGACGCCAGCGGCATCGACGTCGATGATCCGCCCCGCAGCCGAGCGGGTGCCCGCGCCATCGGTGGCGGCGACGGTCTGATCGTCGACGATGTAGGCGGTGCCACCGATATGCGGCCGACCGACCAAGTCAGCGGCGAAATTGGCGAACTGAAAGGCGGGGCGGCGGCAGACGGTGACCGAGGTCGCCCCGGCCGCGCCGCCGCTGTTGTCGGCATCGTCGGTGCTGACGCCGACGGCTTTCAGCCCGACGGCGGTGCGCCCAGGCTTGAGATAACCGCCGTCGAGCACCACCAGGGCACCACTGAAGATTTTGACACCGGCCGCCAGGGGATGGGCAACGGACTCACCTCCGCGCTCGATGACGCGACGGCCTTTAGTCATCGCGGCCATCATTTGCCTCCCTTGGTCTTGAGGTACTGTTCTTCGGTCAGACCGAGTTGATGGGCCACGGCAACTTCCTCCGGCGACAATTGCTGCGCGGCGGTAGCCGTCGGCGGGGTGGCGATGCCAGACTGCTGGCTGGCCGCCGCGACCAGGACCGGGGCCTTTTCGACGTAGCTTTTGAAGCCGGGAAGGTCCTGGGAGGCATAAGCCGTCGCCCAGTCCTTGGTGGCCGGGGTGACCTTCCCGGCCTTGATCGCATCATCGACCACCCGCGCCGCTTCGGAGGTGCCGACCTCGCCCTGCAGGGTGGCCAACTGCGACGCGACCGCGACATGGACGTCCATCGGGACGTATTTGGTCAGGTCGATCTGGCCCGCCCCCGTGGCAACGGCCTGGGCGGCGGTGGCGATCTGGGGCAACGTCGCCGGGCCGGACAGCTTGAGGGCGGCGGCAACGGCCGTCACAGCCGCTTGCGCGGCGGTGGCGATCTGGGTGGGGGCGGAGGTGGCGGGCAGACCGACCAGGGTGGCGATGGCCTTGGCCCCATCGGTCAGGGCCTGGGCATGGGCGGCGGCAGTGGCGGGCGTGACGTCGGCCGACAGACCGAGCGCCTTGATCAGATCGGGGTCCATGGGATCTCCGGTTTGGCTGGCGATAGCAGGAAGTTGGAAATTGGGCAGGTTGGTCAGACCGCCACCCACGATGCGGACAACCGGGCCGGTGCTGTCCGGACCGGCTCCGATCCAGGCCGGGCTGAAATAGCGGTATTCGCGGGCGGCCAGACGGGCGGCGGCGGTTTCGGTCCATTCGACCTGGCCGTAGATCCCATCGGATCGGGCTTCGAGCGCCTTGATCCAGCCCGAGGCCAGAACTGGCTGGCCGTTGACCGGAGCCCGCTGGGTCTGGTGGTCGTAATCGATCGGCAGATCGGCGCCAGCCTGATAGGTCTGCGTGGCGACGACGACTTGCTGCGCGTGCGACTGGTCTTTCAGCACATAAGGGCCGCGCCCGTCCCGGCCCCGGACGATCCCGTAGGGCATCAGCTTGATCCACTCGGCACCGGGCGCAACATCGACGCTGGCGGTGGCGATAATGATCGGGGCGGTGGCAGGGTGAGGCACGGTCGGTCTGTCCATCCGGGAGTGGATGGAGCGACCTTACGAGAGCCAAACGGAGAGATACGCCTGAAGCGGTTCAGGCAGAGGGGGGATTGTTCTGGGAGAGTAATCGACCATACCCCCCGGACCGGGCCTCCGCAACTGCCCGCCGTTCCGCTTGCGGGCCTTCAAATCGGCTTTTAAGGATTTTTCAGCGGCATCGCTCCCCGCCCGGCTTACAGCCCGTCAGCGGGGCTTAAAACGGCCCGTCCGACGATCGCTCATTGAGTGCCGTCAACGCGCCGTCGTATCGACCCGACGCCTTCATGTCGCGGATCGCCACCTCAGCCAGATCCGCAGGCATTGCTTTGAGCTTTCCCGCCAGCGCCCGGTCGAGATTCTGCTGACGATTTTTGCCGGGGTTGCAGTTCCAGGCGGGATCGATTCCTTCAGGTACCTGCAACACTTCGCCAGTGCGGCTGTTGCGCCAGGTGCGGGTGGGCACCACCGGTGCCGTGCCGACGCCGCCCTTTCGGCCCGCCTCGGCCTCGCCGATCTGGCGGGACCGGCACTTGCAGAGCCAGCCGTTTGGGAACATCCACGAATCCCAAAATGGATCGTCGATGGGCAGGATCAGGCCGGCCTTGGAAGCGTGGTGCGGTCGGTGGTGCTCGGACGGTCCCAACTCGTAGATCAGATACGGCAGGGCATCCTTGGTGCGCTGTGCCCGCTCCCACTGCCCGGCGGCGCGGGCCGAGCGGGTGTTGGCCCAGTAGATGGTCTTGAGGCGCCGGGGGCTGCCGAGGCGCGCCGAGACGGTTTCCCCGGTCAGCGGATCGACCATGTCCTTGCGGCCCCACCAGCCCAGATCGCGCAGCTTGGGTTCCAGATCCCTCTTGAACTGCTCGAAGGGGATGCCCTCTTCCAGGGCCTTCTCCAGGGCCTCGCGGATGGTGGTGAGCACGTCCAATTCCATCGCCTTGGCGACGGTGAAGGCGAAGGCATGCTCCTCTCCCCAGACGTCCTTGTAGCTGAAGGCCGGCGTCCAGTTCTTGTTGCGCAGATAGGCCAGCACTTCGGGCGACGGGCCGATGCGGGGCGAACCATCGACCGGGTCGCCGAAGCGGAACCCCGGCTTGGGCGTGAATTCGCGCTGGGTCCGCTCGGCCATCAGTCCACCTGGTCGCCGGCGGCGCGCGACAGGAACATGGCCTTGGTCAGTTCCTCGACCAGACGCGAGCTATCCATCTCCAGCCCCTTGAGGCCGGCGATGGCCTCCTCGTAGCTGGCGGCACCGTCGATCAGCGTGCGCACCGGATCGATCACCGGAGCCATCTGCTCGACCCAGCCATCAAGGCCGGTCTGCTCGATCTCGTCGATAGGGTCCAGATCGAGCGGTTGGTGAGGGTTCTGGCTGGCCGTTTGGACCGTGCTGGCGGGATCGGTGGACAGTCCTGGTCCGGTAAGCGGATCGCCGCGACCACTGGCACGCAGCAACTTGACTCCTTCGACCTGGGGCGGATCGGGCAGGCCGAGCTTATCGCGCACCACCGATTGCTCGACTTCGCCGCCCAGTTCGACGAATACCTTGACCGTCTCCATGTACAGCTTGGTGTCGACGGCATCGGGCCGCTCGATCTTCAGCCTCGGATAGCGTTTACGCGGGCCACGGTTGAGATCGATGGTCGGGCGGACCAAGCCATCTTGCAGACTGTTAGCGGATTGCCGACCATCGTCGCGCTCGATGTCGTCCTTGACCTTGTCGTGCGCCTTGGCGGTGCCCACGTGCTGCCCCACGTCGGTGGTACCTGTCTGGCCCAGCACAAGTTTGCTGATCTGCCGGTCACACCAGTCGGCGAAATCCTGCTGCAAGGTGGTGGTACCGGTGGTCTTGGCCTCCAGCCACTCCACCACCATGCTGTCCGGGATGATGGCGGCGCTGTCTTTCCACATGCTGCGCACCGCCCGCAGCAGCGTCGCCTTGTCCTCCTTGCTGGCGCCGGGCTTGTACTTCCCCAGCCGGACTGGCTGCCCGAAGCCTTCCAGGAACTCGACCCACGACTTGATGTCGAACACCTTGAACAGGATCAGCCAGGCCGCCGGCCGCGCCAGGCCGCCGCGAATGGGCAGACCGGACTTGGTCTTGTGGATGTGGGTGACATAGCCATAGGGCTTGAGCGGCTGGGCCGGACCGAAACCCTCGGCACCGCCCTTGAGCAGCAGAGTGCGCCCGTCGGTTCTGTCGAACTCGAACCAGCGCGGGTCGCGCCATTCGATGCGGGCGGGTAGCCACAGGCTGTTGTCGGTGCGCCAGATGACCTCGCCGACGCTATAGCCCTTGCCGATGCCGTCGAGCTGGTCGAACAGGTAGTCCGAGATCACTCCGCTATCGACAAGGTGTTCCCGCACGAAGTCTGCGTCGTCCTGGTCCTGCGGATCGTCGCTGGCTGCCTCGACGGTGATCGGCAACTGACTGACCTGAAGCTTGCGGGTCCCCATCACCGCGCGATAGTGCAGGTCTTTCTCCTCGATCTCCTCGGCCACTTCCAGGTAGGCGTCGGCATCGCCTTGCTCGGCCGCCAACATCACTTGGCCCAGGCGGTACGGCGTCATCCCCTGCCACGGATGATCGCTGACGATCTGGCGGACACCGGCGAGTGTCGGGCCTGATTCTTCGGAGGTGAGGCGGTCGTATTCGATTGGCTTGCCCGTCACCGGGTCGATCAAGCTGGACGTGGCCATGTCAATAAGCTCCATCCCCGAAACCGCCGACGTCGTCATCGTCGTCGCGGTCGGCATAGGGATTGTCCGTGGTGGGCGTCGGGCGGGCCGATTCGTAGGCGATCTCGGCCACGGCACCGTAAGTGGCGGCGAAGAAGTTGAGGATAGCCACGGCCGAATCGGCGTGGCGTCGGCCGCCATCGGTGCCCTCGGTGCGGACGTCGGTCGGGATCTTGCCGACGCCGTTCACGATGCGGAACTGGTGGATGTCGTCGCGCACGTCCTTGTGCAGCGGGATCAGGATAGTGCCGTCCTGGAATGCAGCCGTGAACAGCGGGGTAATCTCGCGTTGCAGCCACTTGTCATTGGGCATTAATTCCAGGATGCGGTCTTGGCCGTAACGCTGCCGCGCCTCCTGAGCCAGGGGCATGCCGTTGCCGTTGGCGTCTAAAATACCCCGGCTGAATCGGCGCTTGTCGCGCAGGAAGTCGCCAATGTGGAACAGCACCTGTTTCTGCTGGTCATAAGGGCACTCGCGCAACTCGACCAGGAAGGCGACATGGCGCACCAGGCGCTGGTCGGTGAAGCCGACGGCGATGTCGCTGCGGTCCTGGCGCATGGCGAAATCCTCGCCCAATGCGCAATCGGCAGCCTCGGGCAGGGCGTGCAGCAGTGGCGAGACATTGTCGGTCAGCCATTGGGCCATATGTTCGCGGCGGTCGAACTCGGACCAATCGACGAACTCCTTACCGCCTTTGGCGTCGGGCTTGCTCCAGGCGACGACGGGATATTTCTCGGTCTGGCGCGCCTCGATCTGCGCCAGCGGGATCATGGTGCCGTCACCCTCGCGGGGGATCGCGTCAAGCTCTTCGCGCATGGCCTCGGTACGCGATCCGTAGGACTTGCGGACTTTGTTGTACCAGACCGCCTTGCCCTCGGGGCTGGGAGCCCAACCGCGCACGGCGCAGACCCGTTCGTACAGGCCGTCAGCGACCGCCTGATCGAAGGGGATAGTGTGGACACGGCCGATCCGGACGCCCTCTCGCACCTCTTTAATCAAGGTGTTAAACGGGTTGGCCTTGCCGTTGTGGGTACTGATGATGCGGATCTTGCCACCCCAGATCAGCAGGGCCAAACAGGCATCAAGAACCTTGTCCACGTTGGCGTGGAAGGCGGCTTCGTCGATGATGACGATGCCCTGAAGACCGCGAATGTTGGCGGGGTTGGACGACAGCGCCGAGATCCGGAAGCCCGAGGCGAAGGTGATGCGCCACGCGGTGATCTGCTTGGTGGTGACGTTGCCGCCTGCGTCCACTTCGACATCGTCGAACAGGAATTCCTCAACCTCCACCAACTCGCCAGCGATCTTCTCTGAGAAGCCTCTACAGGTGTTGATGAATTCGCGGCCCTTGTCCTTTGTGTCGCCAATGTACCAGACGTGATCTCCACCGGCCGACCGTGCGGCTGCGGCAGTCATCACAGATGAAAAGGCTTCGGCCCAGGTGATGCCGGCTCGGCGCCCTTTCTCGCCGATCTTCAGATCGGAATCATCGTCCACCCACGCCTTCTGGTAGGACATGAGCAGTCCATCGGCCAGCGGATCGTAGGTAGAAAGGGCCGACGTGCCCCATAGAGCGTCGATGGGAGATTTCGGCGGAACATAATCGATGGCCATGTCAGACCATCCCCGCCAAATCTTTCCGCAATTGGGCGAGGCGATCAGCGGACAGCCCTTTCTCTCCGGCGCGGGCGGCGTCCTTGGTGGCGCGATCGACCATCCCGGCCGCCTCTCGGGCCGCCTCCTGCCGCGCCTTGAGAATCATGTCGGCGTCTTTCTTGCGGGCGCTGGCCAAGTGATCGAGGGCCTTGGCGAGAAACATCACCTTGGCCGGGTCCATCAGCACCGGGACCGGCAGGGCACCGTCGTCATCATCCGGACTGGCCGGGGCCAGTTGACCACTCTCCGCCGCCAGGACAAGGTCGGTCACGACGCTGTGCATCAGCTCGACATTGAGCTGGGTGAGACGGGATTCCTCGGCACCGGTCTTTCGCACCAGCGCTTCGGCGATCGCCCGGCTCTTGTGCAGCTTGGCCGCCAGTTGATCGAGCCCCTGGATGTGGGCACCAAGGCCGGATCGCCCCGGCAAACTGTCCGGGTCGATCAGCGGAGGCGAGGCCAATTCGGGGGGCAGTGCCCCAGGGAGGCGCGGTTGCTCTCCGGCAGCGAGGGCGCGCAGGGCGTCGAGGATCTGGTCGATCGTCCAGCCATGGGTCTGGCGCAGGGTGGCGATCAATTCCCGGACTTCAGGGGGGAGCTTGTCCACTTTGCTGGGGACGTTGCGCGCCATCCCCTATCTCCGCCAGATCGAACGGTCGATGCCCGCCACCTCGATCCGACCATAGGCGGCGTCCTCACCGCGTTCGGACACAATGACGACACGGACGGAGGCATCGAACCAGTCCTCAATCGTGCAGCCGCGCTCGCGCAAAAGGTCAAGGTCTCGTCGGACATCGTCTCGGGTCGCCTGGGCAAACCCCCCACCACTGACGGCCGATGCAATCACCGATTCGTTAGCGCGCCCCCCCAACGATACCAGCAGGCGCAAAATGAAGGTACGTCGCTTGGCCGCGACGGTTTCCGCGAAATCGACCATTACCGGTCCTCCATCGCCTGTTCGAGCAACATATCGACCGGGGCCTGGACGGCGCCCAGCTTGGCGGCGACGACGCGGATCGATCCATCGAGGCGGACGACACTGCGATCGACCGCCGCCAGTTGCGCCTTGAGCGCATCGAGATCGGACCTGGTCGGCAGGTGCCTGAGATCGGTTTCGATGCGGGTGAACCACGCCCGCCCATCGGCCAGCCTTTGCTCGATCTCTTCGTGGTCCGTGTCATGGACGCCGCGCCAGCGGTCGAAATCGTCGCGGGTGACAAAGCGACGGCCGAATGACCAGAGCACCCAGGCCAACAGCGCCTGGACCATGACCAAAACGACCGGCCACCATTGCAGAAACTCAGCGGCCATCCGTTTTCTCCCGTGCCGCAGCATCCCGAGCGGCAATAGTGGCGACGTCTACGGCGTGTTGTCCGTCGAGAGCAATCTGGTCGCCTCCGCTTTCGAGGCGTTCCACCGCTCCAAGGGTCCGGGCGAGGGCGGCACGTACATCCTCACAGCCGCTGGCGCCGGTGCCTGTTTGGCCGTCGGCGCGACCACCACCGCTCCCACCGGTTCGGGCAAGCTGGAGCAGGCGGTTCCGAGCAGCGTCAAGGTCAGCAGACAGGCGGACACCATCAGCCTGGGCACGGGCGGTGTCTTGGGAGAGACGGACATAGTTGACCTCCAATTCGGCGTTGCGATCGATGGCAACCTGCAACCGGGTCAGCACCGCGCCGGTCTCCTTGGCCAGGGTGGCGGCGGCCTCGGCGCGCAGATCGGCGACGACCTTGTCGTGCCGGGCCTGGTCGTAGCTATGGACCAACCAGCCGGTCAGCACGACCAGCACCAGACCGGCGATGGCGGCGAGACGGCCGCTCACGATCCGGCCTCGATCATCCGCGTGTACCCGGCGATCCGGGCAACATAGGTGGTGGTTTCGCGGGCATGAGCGGTGCCGGTCACCTCGTCCAGGCAGACCGCGATCCCGGCCCACAGCCGGGCGCCGTTGCACACGCGCTGCGCCTCGATGATGTTGCCCGCGCCCGCGTTGTAGCTGGCCTGAGCCAGGGGCTGGCGGTCGGCGGGATCGCGGCCGGCTCGCCACATCCGCCGCAGCTTGGCCATGTAATAGGCCCCGGCATCGATCGCGATGGCATGATGGGGGGAGACCGCACCCAGCCGCAATTCGCGGGTCAGGTCGCCCCAAGTGCCCGGCATCATCTGGGCCAGACCGGCGGCGCCGACCGGCGACACCGCGCGGGGGTCGAGGCGGCTCTCCTGATACAGCTGGGCCTTCCAGGCGGCGGGCCGAGGATAATCGGGCCAATAGGTGGCGACGGCGCGATTGATCTCGCGGTCGTAGCGGTCGGGGATCACCGGCCCGGCGCTGGCGGGCGAGCATCCGATCAGCAGCCCGATCAGCAGGGCCAAGGCGACGATCCGCAGGCCGTAATAGGTGGCCAGAGCCAGCGGTTCGCGGGCGATGGTTTCAAGCGAATCGCGGAAGCTGCGTTTAGCGCGCTGGTCGAAATACGACGACAGCCCGATCAGACCGATCGCGGCCAGAGCCGCGTACAGGAGTTTCAGCGCGGCAGCGGCGATGACAAAATCGTCGAACATGAAAACGGCTCCACGGACGTAAAGTCTGGGAGCCAGTTAATCACCTGTGCCGTGTCAGGGATGCCTGAAGGGATTCAGGTCAGGAAGGAAAGCTGCCGGTCGTCAGGGACATCATCACGGGCGCGAGCCAGGGCCATGTAGACACCGCGCTCGGTCATGCCGAGTTGCAGGGCGATGTCGGCCACCTTAACCTGAGCGGCCCGCATCGCCAAGATACGAGCGAGGCGCTGCTGCTCAAGCCTCTTCGACATGATCGGGACATCAAGGCGCTTGATGTGTTCCGACGCCATCTTGGCATAAATCGCTTTGGCAGCCCCCACTCCCACGGCATCGGCAAGGCGGCAGCCTTCTGTCGGTTCGCTGCCGATGTTAATGCGGATGCCCCCACAGGTGGCGACCAGGCGCAGCATGACATCCTCGCCGACGGCGTCGAGCACATGGAAAAGCACCGCTGGCAAATAGCCGTATTTCTGTCGGGGGGACGGGCTGGTCATCACCGCCCCCGCTTGGCCAGTTCGCGAGCACGCCAGGACTTCAGCGCCTCGGTGACGATCTGAGCCTGCTGCGGCGTCATCCATTCCGGATCGTCCACCCCGGTCATTCGCTGGACAAAGGCCAGCAGCCCGGCGCGGTTGGCGATCACCGGAATGTTGGCCTTGCACATGTCGCCCCAGATCGCGAAGACCTTGCGCACATGAACCCGGCCGCTGGCCGGGCGATAGCGCTGGCCATCGGCGGCCGTGGCTTTGCTCTTGGGCTTCCAGCCCAGTCGCTTGAACTCGGCCAGCACTTTGTCGAGTTGGGCGTCGGTGAGTCCCTTCGAACTCTCCTGCCCGGTGATCCGGGAGAGGACGGCGCGATAACAATCCTCGGTCAGCGCCAGATCCTTTCGGGCGATGTGGACCTTGGCGAGCATGGCGTTACGGGGCATCGCACGCCTCCCACCCGGCGCAGGCCGGGGATCTGAGCAGGATGTCGGTGCGGCGCGACGAGGTCCAAATGCGTTGGGCGCGCCAGCATTTGGCGTAGCTGCCGGTGCGTAGCGCGTGATCGCAGGTCGCGCAGGTCTGGCCAGCCGGTCCAGTGCCTGGAAGCCTGTAATATCCGCGCGGCTGAGTGCCCTTGCGGGGCGCGGATACGGGCGCGCCAAATAGGTCAAGCATCGCCGCGCATCTCCTTGTGCTGGGTGAGCAGCGCCTCCTGGCGCCGCGCGATCCGGTCGGCCTTGGCGCGAGCACGGTCCTCTCTGGCCCGGGCCTGTTTAGCCGCGTCGCAGGCTAGGTCGGAGGCCCGGATCAGACGATTCAACGTCTTACCGTCGCAGGCCGGGTTACGGCATGCCTCGGCCAGGGCGTTAGTCGCGGTGATGCTGGCCATTTCTGCCTTGCGAGTCGTCTCACCCAGCCGCATGTATTCGTCCCACGCCACGTGCCAGCGGTCGCAGGCCGCCTCCCATTGCGCCCAGATCAAGTCAGCCGGGCGCCACAGGATGTGGCGTCGAGCCAGCTGGAGCAGTTCGTCACGGTCGAGATCGTCGAGGGTGACCGCATGGCGGGTACGGGTCATTCCAGTAGCCCCGCGACCGGGCCGGACGAGAGACCGGCATTGACCTCGACATGGCGCCCCGCCGCCGCTCCAGCGTGACGGTCATGCTTGGTGTCTCCGGCTTTGGGCTTGGCCAGCGCCCGGCAGGGTGACAGGCGGACGCCTTGATGCTGGGCCGCCGCTGTTTCCAATTCGGCCTTCCGGGCGTCGATCCGGGCCGAGGCCTCCGCCCGGGTGCCGCCATTGCGACGCCATAGCCCGTCATACAGCTTCAAGGCGACCTGATCGGCCCAGCCCTCGGTATAGGCTTTGACGGCGGCGGCACGGGTCTTGGGCAGCCTCCGCCGCCGATACTGATCGCTCGTTTTGAACCGGCTTAAATCGGCTTTGAAGGCGCGGTGAAGCACCTCGTGGACATACTGGGCGACCAGAACATCCTGAGGGCGGCCGAAATAGGCCATCGCCAGACCGCCACCGCGGTCAAGCCAGCAGATGCAGTCGGCAAACACCGCGACGGCCACCCACGCCCGCTCCAGCGGGCTACGACGCGATCCCAGAGCAACCCCATTGCGGTCATAGCCGAGCGCCTCAAGCTGCTCCTCGGTCAGTCCATGCCGGGCGAGCAGATCGGCCATCTTGCTCGCGGCCGCGAGGGCCTCGGCCTCGGTGCAGCCGTTGTCGGTCGTCATGTTGCGGAGCGCCTCAAGCCGGGCACGGATGCGAGACAGGTCGGTCATGGCGTCACTCTCCCGTCTTGCTATCGTCGAGGCGCACGAGGGCATAGCCAACCGGGGCAACGACGGTGATCTTTATCTGAGGCGGCCAGACGTACATGGCGAAGCCCACCCCAATCCCGGCGGCGAGGCCGACCGCGATGAAGAGCGCGAATACTTTAATGACGTCCTCCATCATCCCCTCCGCAGGCTGAAGGGCGGGAGACCAAGCGACTGGCGCTTGGCGTTGGCGCGGTTGAGCAGGTCGTGATCAGACCAGCGGGGCGACCCGGCCAGCCGCCACGTACCGCCGGTGCCGACCTCGACCCGATCGCCCTGGGCGCGCAACCACTCGACCACCGTCTCGATGTCGGCCGCCGGTGCGGGGGCCGGATCGGGATCGATCGGCGATCCCCGCAACACATCCTCGGGCAGGGTCTCCCGGCCGACCGGTTCGGGGGCCGGGCGCGGCGCGGACGTGGAGCACGCCGGTGGCGGCAGGGTAATCGTCAGCTTGGGCGCCGGGGCCTCACCGGCGGCGGCCGACGCCGGTGAGGTCATCTCATAGGAGGTGGCCGCACCGGTGCCGGTGCGGCGGACATGGCCCGCCATTTCCAACCCGGCCAAGCGGCGACTGCCGGTGACCTGCGAGCACCCCATGTGTCGGGCCAACGACGCGCCGGTGATCCGCTCGCCCTGGGCGACCAGCGAACGCACCATGTCGAGCGTCGTGATGCCGGACGCGGATGCGACCGGATCGGGGGTTGCGTCAGGCGCCGGATCGGCCGGAGCCGTGGGATGGTGATGATGGCACGCGCCACCCGGTCCGGCATTGAGGCACCGGGCGACCGAGGCGCAGGTGTCGCAATCGCCGACCTCGGCCAGCGTCCGGTGATGGCGCAGCGCCCAGGACTGACCGGGGGGCACGTCCCTTTCGGCACTGGGCGCGGGTGGGTCGGTCGCGCAGTCCTGCCCACCGTCTCCGATGGGCAGCGGCGACCCGTCCAGCCGCATCCGGCCGTGGACGATCTCGACCCGGACCTTGGCGTACTCGCCCACGGCGTAACCGTGGTCGGTCCTGATTTCGACCTCCGGGCCGTACTTGGCGATCACCCGAGCGAGCTCGGTGTTGAGCGAGGAGACGAGCCCGTTGATCGCGATGATGTCGCCCGGCTCGATCAGGCGAGGCGACGCGCTGGGATAGGGCATCACGCGGCCTCCTCGGTGTCGGCCTCGGACCGCGCCAACGCCTTGGCCAGGGCATAGACCTGGGCGCGGGCGCGGGTCGGGATCAGGTAATAGTTCCGGACCAGTTCGAGGGTCTCGCGGCTGGTCAGGTGATCCTTGCCGACCGTCGCCGCCTCGGTCACGGCCGGGGCGGTGCCGGTGATCACCGCCACCGGGCTCTGAGCCTGGACCGAGGTCGGCATGTCGTCGAAGAAAAACGACACCGGCACGTCGAGCACCCGGGACAGGTCGTACAGCCGCGAGGCCCCGATCCGGTTGGCGCCGCGCTCGTACTTCTGGACCTGCTGGAAGGTCAGGCCGATCGCTTCGCCCAGCTTCTCCTGGCTCATCCCCAGCAGGGTGCGGCGCAGGCGCATCCGCGCCCCGACATGGATGTCGATCGGATTGGCGCTGCCGTCGTCGAGGCGGCCACGAGTGCTGGTGCGGCGGGTGGTTCTGGACACGGACATGGACATGGTGATGGGCTCCTTTAGGCGACGGCGGGATTGTGGGGGGCAACGGAGGCGGACGCCTTGACGGCGGCGTCCCAGCCGAGGGAGCGATAGAGCTCGTAGAGCGCCTTGCCCTTTTTCGTCTCGTAGCCGTAATCGCCCGGCGCGCCGAACGCGGCATACAGGGCCTTGAGCTTGGGGCCGAGATCGGCCAGAGCGACATGTGCCTCATCCGCAGCAAGCCGCGCCTCCAACTCCTCGACGCGACGGCGCAGTGATTGGCGGCTAAATGCCTCGGGCGTAGGGATGGCAGCCGCGATGTCGAGCGGGATCAGTTCCATCTTCCCGGTCGGACTGGCGCGGTAGAATCGGATGTAGCTGGTGGTGTCCACCACCCGTTCGGCGTCGTCGATGGCGCGGCAGATATCCGGCCAGCGACGGTCGGGGATTTCCAGGCGGCGGATCGCGCGCAGCAGATCGGGATCGACCTTGCCCTCTTTGTCGACACGGAAGGCGAGATTGACCAAGGGAGTCAGCACCGGGCCAGCACCTGCGGCATTCGCGGCGATCAACTCATCGAGCAGTTGCTTCGCCACCTGCAACTCGGGGCCATAGATCACGCGGTCGGACATCGCGACCTTGATCTGACGTTTGCCGTCGGCGCTGGTGTAGGTCCGGTTGCCCTTGAACTCGGTGTCGCGGGTGACTCCGTACTCCTGCGCCAGCAAGGCATCGAACTGCGCCAGATCGGCGCGGCTGTGGCCATTGAAGCGGGCGATTTCGGCCGACAGATCGAGGGCATAATCGGTGAGCTGGTAGGCCAGTTCGTGCTGCAGCAAATCCTGGGCCTTGTAATTGGTCACCGGAATCTTGACCCCTTTGGGGCCGGGCAGATGAGCCATCCCGTCGATCATGACGGCACCGGGCAGCGGCTTGGGCGTGGGCGTGGTTTCAACGGTCATTGAAGGGACCTTTCACGGGCTGGGGGGGACGAAATTGACGAAGCTGATCCGGGCGGCCGACAGCGGGGCATCCTCGACCGCGCCGGGCGTCGCCTCGATCAGGCCGATGGCCAGGGCGGCGGTGACCGCCAGGGCGAGGATGACGTCGGCGATCAGGAGGTGGTGCATGGCGCATCCTCCATGCTCGCGACAACGCGGAGGGTCAGCGCCAGCATCAGGATCAGGCCGGTCACCGAGTGGTGATCCTGGCCCCCGCGCAAAACCAAATCGGCGGCATCGAGCGCGGCGTCGAGCGAGATCGGCCCGGCCAGGATCACCAGACCGCCGTCCGGCAACGGCGCGGCAAGGTGATAGAGGTCCGCTCCGTCGCGCAGGATCAGACGGCCGCTCTGGCCGATCACGGCCACGGGGCGGGCGACAACCCCACCCCAGCAGACGGTGCCCGGGGCCGCGATCATGACGCACCGCCAGCGGCAAGGGTGCTGATCCGGGCCACGAACCCAGCGGGATCGGACTCGGCCATGGACACCAGGGCGCGCCGCATGGCATCGGCGCTGTCCTCGGCCAACCGGATGGCGTAATCCCGGTGAGGGGTGGGATCGGCATCGGCCAACACGGCGGCGGTGATCGTCTCGACCGCTTGCGCCGTCTCCGGGTCGGTCGCTATCCGCGAGGCAACCCGGCGGATCGCCGACAACACCGAGGTGTGGTCCCGCCCAAACTCCCGGCCGAGCATCGGCAGCGAATAGGTCGGCAGCAGCCGCGAGGCGACATACATCGCGACATGACGCGGGCGGCACAGCTTGGTATGGCGGCGCCGACCCCGAAGGGCATCGACCGCGATCGCGTAATGGCTGGCCGTCACCTCCTGGATCAGGCGGACCGTCAGGAGGCGGGTCTGGGCGGTCATGCCGCACCGTCCGGGATGGCAACGCCGTCCTGCTGGCGGGAGGCGGGGCGGCGCCGGGTCAGCGGGATCACCCCGGCCGGGAGGTCGGACCAGTCAAGCCGGGCCATGGCCGGGACGGGGGTTATCTCCAACAGCCGGGCAAACCGCGCCCAATCGCCCATGATCCTGGTCAAGGTCTCCATTTGATCCAGCCCGACGGGCTCGCCACGCTGGCGCTGGGCGTCGATCACGGCGCGGAGATTTTCAATCCGTTCAGTCAACATCCTTCCTTCCCTCCCTGGGCGGGGTTGGCGTGGGGGCAGATCGGGCAAACATCTCGAATGACGGCGTTACGGGGAGACCATTCGGCCCGCTGGTGCTCGATGCAGGCCGACGACGACATCTCGCCGATCACCGGGCACATAACGGTGGCCGACATCAAGGCGGCGCGAACCGCCTGCTCAATGACGCTCAGATCGGCCCCGTAGCTCTTGCCCAGCACGCAATTGATCGTCGCGGCCGAGTAGCCGCTTCCGCCTGCTCGCGGCAGCCTCTTTCCGGCGGCACCCTGGCTGGTACGGTCGCATTCGGCGGCCAGGGCCGCGATCCAGTCCGGCAGCGGATCGCCCCAGGCGGCCCGGGCCTTGTCGGTGGAGATCGTCTTCATTCCTCGACCTCCGGGAACCAGACGATCTTGCGTTCGTTGGGGTCGAAAACCGTCTTCATCCGCTGGACCATCGGCGGCTTCGGGCCGGTATTGCGACGCGGGTCGAAGCGATAGCGGGCGAGCCGGGCGACCTTGCCAGCCTTGGCCGGAGCGACCTGGATCAGGTATCCGGCCTTGGCCAGGTGCTTCAGGTAATCCTGAGCATCGGTTACGGACACCTGGACCTCGTCGGTCGATGACCATAGGGCAAGGTCGCGGTAATCGAAGTCGGCGGTGCTCTTGTGCCGCATCGTCCGCCACATCTGTTCGCGCGGCAGTCCTTGAGTGACCGGAGACCCATCGGCACGGACGCGCGGGGCCTCGACGCCGACATCGCGGACCAGGCGAAAACCATCGTTCGCCGAGCCAACGTGGCCCGAGGCGAGCAGGCACTCGACATAAGACTGCACAGTCTTTTCATGCGCTTTGCAGGCCCCGGCGATATCGGCGACGGAGAACGTCCCGAGTCGGCGGATCGCTTCCCAGATCGCCTGTCGGCCACCCGGCTTCTTGGCGCTCATCGTCAGATGCACGGGCTTGCGTCCGGCCGACATCACGCGGCCTCCCGCACCGGCGACTTGCCGGTGTTGAACTTGCCGCCCTGGTCGATGAATTGCTGAAGGGTGATCTCGGTCAGGTCGGCCGCCTGGGCGATCTGGCGAACATCGTTCAGAATGCCGACGACGCGGCGCACCGATCCAGACGCCTCATCGTGCGTCCGCTCGATCAGATCGTCGGCGATACTGATGCCGTCGCAACGGACTTTCGCCATGTGCCGGGTGTCGGGCAACGAGCACGGCTGAGCCAGCTCCATGCCAAGCTGCATCCGGCTATGGACCCGCTCCCACCGCTCCAGCGAACGGGGCAGCAACTCTTCGCCGACCAGGATGATCGTGCCGGTACCCCCGGTTTCTTCGTAGATCGACCGCACCGTCTCGATCAGGTTCTTCGCCACCAGGGCGTCGGCTTCATCGATAATCAGCGGGCGCTTCGATGCCCCAAGCTCTTTGCCGATCGCCTCGATCATGTCCGGGATGGTGCCGGTCGCGGGCATTCCCATCTCGCGCAAGACCGCCTTGCACAGGTGCTTCTTCGTCCATTCGGTGTTGGCCTGCACGCTGAAAGCCCTGCACTTATGGGCGACGTAAAGCACCGCCACCGACTTGCCGTAACCCGAAGGCCCGGCGAAGCACCCCATCCCAGGCAGGCCGGGATCGCGATTGACCAGTTTCAGGGTCAGTTCCAGCAGCAGCATCACGTTTCGGAGCGGCTGAACGCTGAAGGTGTTGACGTGGTTGGTCGGATTGCTCATCTTGAACTCCTTGCTCATTTTGCTTCGCGGCGGTCACCGGCCAGGGTGGCCGCCGTTTTCGTCACATCGCCGCGTTCAACGCCGTCTCGATCCCGAGTTCGTCGCAAACCGGCTTCAGGGCGAGATAGGTCGGGTGGCGCTGGAACACCGCCAGCCACGACCGCTCCTTGTCGTCGACCGGCAACCCGGCCGCGATCCGTCCCTCGATCTCCATGGCGCGCCTGAACTGCGATGCCCGGGGCGACATCGTCACCACCGTCGGCGCAGCCATATCCGCCGCCAGCGCGTCGATCCGTACTTGCTCTGTGGCTGAGACCGGACTGGCCTGGATCGGCTGATCCGCCCGTAAGGCGGCACCGATGGCCTCCAAGGCCGCGTTGGTGAAGGACTCGTAGGTGCGCGGCAACGCCACCACCTTCGAGGCGTCTTCCTTGGCCTTGGCCAACACCCGCTTGACCATCTTATGCGGCTTGCAGGCCGTCTTCAGACGCCGACCCTCAGCGCGCAACGCCTTCATCTGGGCCGATTGATGTGCTTTCGCTTCGGCGGCGCAGCCGGCGCGATCCGCCCCCATCCGCTCCAGATTGGTGGCTTTGCAGACGAATTCCGTATGGTCGGCGGTGAACACCCACACCTGCCCCATATTGTCCGGGTCCATCCGGACGAAGACGTCCTTGCCCATATACAGCCGCAGGGCGTCGCCCCAGAAATGCGCTTCCTCGACTTGAATGCCTTTCTTGGTGACCGTGCGGATGCCTGCGCCCTTCGCGCTTTTCGGCACCGGTGCCAGCAACACCGCCAACCGCTCGGGATCGTCGATCCGCAACAGCTTGCCCGACCACCGCACCGCCCGGTTGAACGGCGTCTCCCCCTTCAGTCCGCCATGCGGGGTGTGGGCATATTTGAATTCGCACCACTCGTTGAGGATGCCTTGCAGTTCGTCCTGCCGCAGCTCGATCGCGTAGGCCTCGCGCTCGCTCTGGCCCAACCGACCCGAGAACGCCTTGACCGCCTCGATCTTTTGCCGATCGCTCACCGAATGGCCGACGAAGCCCGGCAACTGGTTGATGATGCCGTGCTGAACCGTCTTTACGTGCCGTTCAACACCGCCCTTTTGCTCGGGTGAATAAGCGGTGCAATCGTCGTGAATGATGCCGGTCAGGGCAAAAAACCGCTTCGCCTCCTGGCTGATGAAGTCCGATCCCTGGTCGGTGCGGACCATCTCCGGTTTGCCCCAGGCCTCGATCCCCTTCTTCAGCAGCAACAATGCCCCGACCGTCGCCGCCGTCTTGGTCACCAGCACCATGATCCGGCGGGTGTAGATGTCGATCAGGACGTACAAGGTGTACCGCCCGGCCCCATCGGTCCCTTCCAGCAACATCAGGTCGGCCGGGCTGGCGTCGATCTCCCACAACTGGTTCGGCCGCTCGATATGGCCGTACAGGTCTCCAATCGAGATCCGGTTCTTCGACTTCCACTTGTCCGGGTTGGTGACGTGCAGCAGAAAATCGGCGTTCTCGTCCTGCCACGCGTTGATCCAACGCTGAATCTGACCGGCGGTTGGGATCTGGCGCGGCAGGATTTCGCCGGTGTCGTGGTCAATCACTTTGACCTGATCGCCGAACGTCGCGACGATCTCGTCGCGCAACTGCGCCGCCGAGATGGTCCGACCCTTCAGCACCGACCCCAGGATGTAATCGCGGACCGTCTCGGCCTGATCGAGCACGCTCTTGCGCCCGCGATACCGCCCGCCCAGCACCTCGATGTCGCCCTTGTCGGCCAGCTTCCGCCAATTCCAGATCGTGTTGGGGCTGATGTGCGGCTTGGCGTGGCGGACCCAGGCGGGCACCGCCAGGAAATAGCGCGTGCCCGCCACCTCGGCCCCGGCCTGGAAGGTCTGGCCGTCACCGGCATCCAGGGCGGCGTTGTACAGGTCCGCGAACCGCAGTCGGGCCGTGCTGCCGTCCGATATTCCGGCCTGGATCAGCCACAGTTTGTACAGATTGAGGATCGACAGCTTCACATTGCGCCGTTTCGCGCCGTCCCCGGTCGCCGCTGCGACCGCAGGCGGGGGCTGGTATTGCCGGGCCGCTGCCGCGATCGCCGTCTCCGACACCAACGGGGTGACGCTCTCCAGATCGGCGGCATGCTGCGCCAGGACGGCGAAGCGGGCCGCCTTCCGCGCCTCGATCAGGGCGCGCTGGATATCCGGCGGCAGAGAATCAACGTCGTAAAGCCAAGTATGGTTCTTGCCGTCCTTCCGCCCAATCCAGCCTCCGCGTTTGGAGCGACCAAACACAGCCTGAGGGGTAACCCCCAACGCGGCAGCGATCGTGCTTGTATCAACCTCAGCCATGCCGCACCGCCTGCCGGTACAGCGGCAAATCTGCGATGATCGCGTCTTGTTCGGCGCGGGCTTGGTTCACGAACATCAGCAACTGGCCCAGCCGGGCCAGTTGCATCGTGTATCCCTCGACCAGGGTGCACCCGACCGCCTCGGCCAGCCCCTGCAGCAGGATCGCGTTGCCCAGCACCGCGCACAAAGCGGGGATCAAGTCGGCCGGGAAACGGTTCGGGCGGCTGGCACCGGTCCAACTATCGATCTGCGCCTTGCTGATCGGCCGACCGGCCAACGGGGTCAACTCGGCGGCGATCGCGGCCCGGTCCATCCCGCTGACCGTGATCGCCTCGTTGAGCAACTGGCGCAGCCGCCGGTCCATGTTCAACGCCCCGGGATCGGTGCGGGGTAAGGTCGGCGCGGGCAAAAGCGATATACCCGCATCGAGAAGGGATAGAAAATCGGTCTGCCTCGGATCAGCCGACCGGCCTTTGCGGCTCTTGGTCATGATCGCCTCTTGCGGAGATTTGTTGTCGTTGACCACTCCCTGAAAAAGAGGCCGGACGGGCTTTGTGCACGTCCACGTCCGGCCTTGAGTTTCGCAGGGAGGCGCGCCGATGCTCTGGCGCAGGGGCCGGGCTTCCACCGGCTGCGCCGGGACTGACGCCATGGGCGGCAGACGACGGCTCTGGACGCGGGTAAACGCTCCGCGCCCGCTCGGCCGACCCACCACCACCGTCGCAACGGTGACGATGGGCCGGGTTTTCCCTATGGTGGACATGACACAACCACCGATAGGGAAACTCTTGAGATGAACCCCGATCAGAAAATTGAAGTGCTGAAGCAGGCCGTCGCCATGGCCACTGTCGTCCTCGCCGATCGTAACGACCTGGTCGGCACGATCGCCTACGCACGCCAGAAAGGTGGCGGGGAGAAAGCCGATAGGGCGACGGCGGTGGTTGACCATTTCTTCCAGCACTTCTACGACCTAGTCAGCGCCGAGTAGGCAGCGGGCAGTCCGGACGCCCACCAGGGCAACCAGGGCGGCGGCAACGGCATCGCCGCCCGCCTCGGGGCTGTCGCCGTACCGGCTGCGCAGCAGGGCGATGATCTCGGCGACCACCTGCAGGCGCTCCTCAGGCTCGTGCCCAAAAACACCCGTGTTGTTGGGCACGCTGTTCAT